AGGAATTTTCACTCTCTCCTTCGTGCGATCCACTTCCCTGAAATTAAAGACGACGACAGGGTGTTCTTGAATCAGCGTACTTGGTTTCCGTACGTGCACCCGAAAGGGAATGAGTCTCTCGCGTGGTCGTTTAGCGACGCGGGGTCCGGGGGGAAAATGGTGCTCTTCAAAATTTGCTTCGCGCTTGCTCTCCATCAGACGGCAGCTCAGCGAAATCTACCGATGCCTAAGCTAGTTGTCATCGATTCGCCTATGAAGAACATCACACCGGACATCAATCGACAGATATTTGAAAGTTTCTACACCGAGCTCTATCGCCTCCTTGGGGCTGATCTTAGTTCTTGGCAGTGCATAGTGATCGATCAGACTTTCTTCGAACCGCCAGCGACGATCGAGGATCATTTCGAGCGCCTTCTTACCAAGGACGATCCCGATCATCCGCCGCTTATCAGCTATTATCGTGGTCACTAATCTTGAGGGTTGCCTTACACTAGCGTGATTGTTCCGTTGATATCGGGGATTAGCTAAAGTTCCTGGGCAGAGGCCGAGCGAGATGGCGACGAATGCGCATTGGGTTCCGGAAGTTTGCGCGACGGCTGCAAAGTATGAATTCGCCGCTTGACGGCGTCGTGCCTGGTCCAGACTACATACAACCGATATGCAGTTATCTGCACAAACGCTTGCTCTGCCATCGCTCGACGGTATTGTCTTGACTGTGCAGTCAACTGCGTAAATGACGAATTGGAGGTGTTGGGTGGCTGTGGGGGCTCCGCTCGCAAGGGTGACGAAGCGCGATGGGTTCGTCACTCGGAGCATGGTCAAGAAGGCCCGCGACATAATCGAGTTCAAGAAGCTCGACGGCGAAGAGCAGATCGTCTTCGGCGAGGTCTACGCGCCGGGTTTTCCCGACAGTCAGGGCGATTTCATGACGCCGGACGAGATCAGGAAGATGGCGTATGGCTTCATGCGCAAGGGGCTGGTGTCGAACATCGATACGAACCATTCGCGGTCGCCGAACGGCTCCTACGTGGTCGAGAGCTTCATCGCTCGGGACGACGATCCGATCTTCATTCCGGGATCGTGGGTGATTGGCGTGAAGGTGCCCGACGCTGCCGTCTGGCAGATGGTCAAGTCCGGGGAGCTGAACGGGTTCTCGCTCGATGGGATGGGGTTGCGAACCCCGACCACCTTCGAGATCGAGATGCCCGAGCTGCTCGAGGGCGAGACCGATCAGGTCGGCAACCACCGCCACGCGTTCGCGGTCAAGTTCGACGACGCCGGCAACTTCCTCGGCGGCGAGACCTCGCCCGGACCCGATGGGCATGTCCATACGATCGTCCGGGGAACGGTGACCGAACCGTCGTTGGGCCACTCGCACCGGTTCTCGTTCGTCGAGGGGGTGCTCGATGCCCGCGCTTAGGATGTCGGCGACCGAGCTGACCAACACGGATGTCGATTTCGTCGCGCTCGTGAAGCGCGGGGCGAACCGGCTCCCGTTCCGAATTACCAAGGGAGACGATGAGATGATCGACCTGCACGCCATCGGGCGGAAGATGTTCAAGAAGGCGGACGCGGCTCCGTCCGTCATCGCCGTCATTGCGCGCAAGGAGGATGCGGCGTCGCCCATGCTTCGGGCTGTCGCGAATGCGTGCGGTCTCGACCTGACGAAACTCACGAAGTCCGAAGACGACGCGCTTGTCACGCTCGTGAAGAAGGACGCCCCGACCCAGGGCGCTGTCGTCGTGAAGCTAGACCGGGATGTCGGCGTCACAGTAACTGGATCGAACCTGCGCAAGGGCTTCGAGAATTTCGATTTCGCGGGCACTCCGTTCGCGGATGTCAATGGCGCGCAAGGCTTCTGCGTCGGCCCGACTGTCGCGGCGGAGTTGCACAAGGCGGAGCTCGACGCGATCCTCGTGTCGGCGACACTGCCGTCCGAACTCCAAACGCGCCTCCAGAAGTCGAACGACGCCTTCAACGCCTACGTCGGCGTGCTGACCGCTTACCTACCGGCGGTCGCCGTCAAGGCCGACCAGCTTCTGAAGATCGGGACCGGCAACGCCACCGGCGGCGCGGGCACGGATCAGGAAACCGGCGACGGTCTCGGCGACAGGGCCAACGGCAAGGCCGAGAAGGCGGACGCCGGCAAGAACGGCACCGGCGCGGGCGCGGAACTCGGCGAGGGCACCGGCACCAACGATCGGGCGACCGCCGACGACGCCGAGAATACCGAGGTCAACGCCAAGCCCGGCGAGCGCGTCTCGGGCGACAGCTCGGGCCTGCCGGCCAAGCTCAAGGCTCCGACCCAAAAGGACGGCAGCGAGCAGATGGACGACGATGGCGCCAATGGCGCTCGGTCCGACATCCCGGCCAAGGCCAAGGCTCCGACGACGAAGGCTGACCTCGTCATGGCGGCGGTCAACGCCCTCGTGAAGGCGCTTACGACCGACGTCACGACCGAAGAGATCACAGGCGAAAGCCCGGCTGGCGAAGGCGCGGCGCAGTCCCCGTCCGAAAGCGATTCGGCCACGGCGCGCGCGACCTCGGACGACGCCTCGAACGCGGGCGGCAACGGGGTGACCGGCAAGCCCAAGGGCAAGACCCTCGACATGAACGGCGTGCCCGCCAAGCTGCAGGCCCCCACCCAGAAGAACGACGGCGACGCCGACATCGGCAAGAAGGGCCAGGGCAACGAACTCGAAGACCAGACGTCCGGCGCGGGCGCTCAGCGGAAGGACGTTCAGGCCCTCAAGGGCGAGGACCCCCTCATGCGGATGATCCAGGCGCTCGCGAAGAGCGTCCAGGACAGCAACGCCGCCGTGACGAAGTCGGTCGAGGCCCTCGCGCAGCGCGTGGAAGGCGTGACCGCCTTGGCGAAGAAGACCGATGCGGCCCTGAACGGGACCGTGTTCAACGAGGACGGCGGCGACCACGCGCCGCGCCGTGCGGTGAAGTCAGACGGCGATGGCGGCATCCCCTTGCTGGATACCGGTCTCTCGCGCCGGCGAGCGTAAAGGGCCGCGCGAGCGGAAAGCTGAAAATCAATCGTGCAGCTAGCTGCACACGGAGACGAATAGAATGTCCACGAACAACAGCCTCCTCCGCAAGGCCGACCTCGCCATCGCGGACCTGCAGAACAACGGCGGCGAACTCTCGCCGGAACAGGGCGCGTCCTTCATCCGCAAGCTGATCAAGCAGCCGACGCTGATCCGGGTCTGCCGCGTGGTCGAGATGCTGGCTCCCCAGCGCAAGATCAACAAGATCGGCTTCGGAACCCGCATCCTGCGCGCGGCGACCTCGGGCGTCGCCCTGAACGCGCCCACGAACTCCGGCCTCGGCGGTCGCGCCAAGCCCACGACCAGTCAAATCCAGCTGAACACAAAGGAAGTGATCGCTCAGGTCAACATCCCCTACGACGTGATGGAAGACAACATCGAGCGCGCGACCACCGCCGACAACGCGCTGCCGAACACCGGTCCCGCCGGTCTGCGCCAGACGATCATAGATCTGATCGCCGAACGCGCCGCGTTGGACATGGAGGAGCTGGGCCTGCTCGGCGACACGAACTACGCCTCGGGCGACAGCGACGACACGGCCTACATGAGCCTGTTCGACGGCTGGAACAAGAACGCCACTGCGAACGGCAACGTCTACGACGCCGCCGGGTCCTCGATCTCGAAGTCGATCTTCAAGCAGGGCCTGAAGACGATGCCGAGCCAATATCAGCGCAACAAGGCCGCGCTGAACCACTTCGTCTCGGTGAACAACGAGACCGAGTACCGCGACACCCTCGCGGATCGCGGCACGGCGCTCGGCGACCAGATGTCGCAGGGCACATCTCCCACCTATGCGTTCGGCTCGCCGGTCGTCCCGGTCGCGCTGATGCCCGAGAGCAACGGCCTGTTCTGCGACCCGCTGAACCTGATCTTCGGCATCCAGCGCCAGGTCTCCATGGAGTTCGACAAGGACATCACGGAGCGCGTGTACATCATTGTGCTGACCGCCCGCATCGCTTTCCAAATCGAGGAGAGCACTGCGGTCGTCGCTTACGAGAACATCGCGACCGTCTGATCCAAAGGCTTGCCTGAGTTGGGGTGAGAAGAGGGGCGGTGCTCAACGGCGCTGCCCTTTCTTTTTCGAAAGGAGAGCAGCCATGCAAGTGAAATTGGTGACCGGCTTCAGCTTCCGCCGCGCGGGCCTCGCGTTCGAGCGTGGGGTCGTGAAGGAGGTGGAGGACGAGCTGGGTAAACTCCTTGTCGCGTCTGGAAAGTTCATCGAGCACGTCGAAGAGGAGGTCATGGAGACGGTCGAATCCGTCGTCTTGCACATCGACCCCTTGAGCGAGTCTGAGCCGCCGGCCCAGCAGCCCGCCACGACCGACCCTACCAAGGACGAAGCGGTCAGCTTATAATGCAATCAATTGCATTTTTGACGGGACGGGCGTAATCTGCGAACCGCCCCCTCTTTCTCGACGACAATGGAGTGTCTAATGCCCACAGTAGAGTTGATTGGTCCGAACCGAATGAACGTCGGCGGCCATGTGTTCGTCAAAGGCGAACCCGAGGACGTCGAGATCGAACTCGCCCTTCAGTTGAAGGACAACCCCCGGTTCAAGGTCACCGGCCTCGACACACGAGAGGCGGTCGAATACCGCGAGATGCAGACCCGCCCCTCGGGCCGCGCGCTCTACGCCGCGATCCTCGAGGCTCAGGATCGGCTCGACATCGACGATGACGACAGCTTCGACCGCCACGGCAAGCCCGCCGTCGCCGCGCTGTCCAAGGTGCTCGGCTACCCAATCACGAAGGAAGAGCGAGACGCCGCCCTCAGGGCCGCGCCGAAAGTGGCCCACGAGGACGAGGGCAAGCCCCTCCAGGTGAACACCGCCGAGATCGCCCAGCACGCGGCCAGTCGCGGCTCCAGCGGCGGGATCAAGCTCAAGAAGCAGCCGGCCCCGGAAGACGAGGGAGTGACGGTCTGATGCTTCTCGCCTCGGTCAATGACATCCTGAACGATCTCGGGTTCGACGCGATGACGGACATCACCGCGTCGGCCACGCTCGCTCTGGATGCCGCCGAGGCGCAGCTCGCATCCGTCCTGAACACCGAGTTCGACCAAGCCGCGCTCACAGATACGTTCTATGTGAGCGAGCCTCCCTACCGCGACGGACAGGTCTGCGAGACCGAGTTCCGTCTGCGTAGGGGTCTGGTGCAGAGCCTGACCTCGATGCGCTACGCCGGCGCGGTCGCCGGCCTCGCCGACCCCTTGAGTTACGTGGACGTCATGGCGACCGCCCAGCTCCATCCCGACAAGGGCGTCGTCAAGGATTACGTGACGCCGTATCGTCGGCAGTTCGTCCAGATCACATACGTCGCCGGCTTCCCGGTGGACGGCGCGAACCCGGACAGCTACGACCTGACCAAAGTCCCGGATTGGCTCCAGCAGGCGGCGAAGACCGCCGCGCTCCTCAGCCTCGCCGATAGCCCGGCGCTCTCCGGGGCGCAGATCAAGCTCGACAAGACCGTGCTCGGCATCCGCTACAGCTCCCTGATCAACCGCAAGCTTCGCTACGCGCCGCTATCCATCCTGCCGCTGTGAGACGGCGATGGCGAACGCCTTCGAGATTACCTTCGAGTTCAGGAACCAGCGGTTCGACGACGCATCGATCGGGCTGAGAGCGTTCCACGACATCCTCCAGAAGGATTGGGACGGCTCGGCCAAGGCGCTGAGCAACGAGCTCCGGTCCTTCCTCAGCCAAGTCGTCGATGCGATCGTCACCCGGAACAGCAACGCATGGCCGGGCGGCACTTCGGCGACCTCGCTCTCCAAACGCAGCGGCGCGTTCGTCGCGGCGATCGCCGGCAGCGTCCAGGTCAAGGGCTCGACCTTCGAGGACATCCAAGGCTCGATCGGCGCGCCCGGCATCCCCTACGCGCGCATCCAGGAGACCGGCGGCATCATCCGGGCGAAGAACGTCAAGTTCCTGACGATCCCGCTCAAGGCGGCGCTCAACGCCAACGGCACGCCGATCATGAAGAGCGCCAGGGACTGGCCGAACACGTTCGTCGCCAAGACCAAGGCCGGCAACCTGGTGATCTTCCAGAAGCGTGGGGCGACCATCGTGCCGCTCTACGTCCTCAAGACCCAGGTGACCATTCCGTCGCGCCTGAACATGCGGACCTCGCTGGACGCCGGGCTGCCCTATTTCGTGGACCGCGCCATGGACGCGATCGTCCGATCCGTGATGGAGAAATGACATGCCCGCGAACGTGACCAGCGTCCGCCTGAGCATCCTCAGCGCCATAGTGGCGACTTTCCAGAACATGCACGCCGACCAGCCAGCCGACGACCCCTTCGGCATCACCTGGTCCACGGTGGCGCTCGGCCCCCTCGCCGATTACGACCAGCGCAAGAAGTACAGCCTGGGCGTCGTGCCGGGGCCGGAGAAGGAGACCTTCTCCATGCCTTACATAATGTGCTTCCTGACCGTGAACGTCGAGTTCCGGGTGACCGCGAACCGCAACGACGATCCACCGGGCGTTCTCGCCGAGCAGGCGCTAACCGTGGTGAAGCGCGCGCTCACCGCCGACCGCACCTGGGGCAGCAAGGCCCTCGACACGAAGGTCATCGGCTCCGAGATCGACCTCGTGACCTATGCCGACCGCTCGGTCGTCGGAGTCTGCCAAGCGACGGTCCAGTACCGCTACAGCCACCTCGACCCGCGCGATCCGAACCCGGACATGTGACGTTTCGTTACAAAATGAAGCTGGCATTCTGTTCCTGAGGATGTATTTCACAAATTCGCGCAAAGTATTTATTTCATTTCGGTTGGCTGATTACATGTGCATTCGCCATGCCCGGAGTTGCAGCAACCATGCACTCGCAAAACTGATAGAGGAGGTCTTCGTCGCTTAGCGAGCGGACCGCTTCAAAATCCGGTGCACCTACAAATCGCGTAAGTAGCTGATCGCGAGAGAGGCTTCGATAGTTTTCAACGAACCACTCAAACAGTTCAAACGCGTTGTTGATTTTACCACCGACTGGAAGCACCTTGCCAAAGTACGAGTCCTTATGAACTCGCCAATCTGCAAGTTGTTCTGACGACATGGGCTCACGGAGGATCGAGGCCTGTCCGTTTTGATCTACGATCGCAATGTAAGCTGAGTTCTCGGCCTCGTTGACGCTAGCGTAGGTGACTGTGCCGACGACGCCACCGTTTTCAGGATCACCAAAGCAATAGGTATTACCGATGATGACGCGCGATGACGCGCCCAAAGTTTCGGAAGGAAGGCTTCCGTCAAAAGTGGTTGGGAATCGTCCGTAGGTTTGAATCGCCTCCCCGATATGAAACACGTCGCTATGCTTTAACTTGGTACGGTACGCGTCGGACACGCGACGAATGGCCGGTCTATTCAGGTCCGGAATACCGAGGCCCAAAAAGAACCCGGCGAACATCGCCGGATCGTGCAAATACCGGTGAAATGCGAAGTTGGTGACAAAAACGTAGGCGATGGTACCCGCCGCCAATTCCTCTTTTTCGTAGCGCTCCAATCGCCGCGCAGCCGCTTCAATCCACTGCGGCTTTCCGTTGGAACCTGCCGTCATCTCGGCGTTTAGATCGATGAAGATCAAACGCTCGTCCGCAGCAGGTTTCTTGAAGGCCTCGTTCAATTGAGGAATGAGCCGACCGAGCGGATTGGTATTGGTCGTGCCGTCGGCAGCAGTCTTGCCAAACAGGCCGACGACCGATCGCATTTTCGCCTCAACCCAGTATTTTTTGCCCGTTCGCCTTGATCGTGCCGAAAATTCGCAATGCTTCGAGGTCCCGTCCGCCTCATCCTCCAATTCGAGTCCGAAGCCAGCCCGAATCAAAAGATTGGCGACAATGAGCTCGTAATACGCGCCCTGAAATTGGTCTCGCACCTTAAGGCGATTGACAAGTTTCTTTTGGAGCTCGACGTTGTGATCCAGGAGATATAGATTGTAGGCTAGACCTAAATAGCAGGCCACGATGCCCGTCACGGTGGCCTGTGTAGTTACGCCAGGCGTTTTCACGGTCGTCTGCTGGTAGCGGCAATATGTGTCATACCACTGCATGACCGGATGACGGTCTGCGAAAGGTTTCGCCAATTCGGCGTTTCCCCACGCGGGATCGAGGACCCCCTTGATGTAGTCGGCGAGGAAATCCGGAAATGTCTTCCACTTTTTCGAAAAATGGATGGAGTTACCGACGGCGACGATTTGATGGTCGTTTGCCTTGAACGAGATAATTGGCTTGCCCAAACCTTGCTGTTCCTCGCGGATTCGTTCGTCTGCCTTATGTCTGTCGGATACGCGACGCATTTCCGCCTCGGCATAAAGTCCGTCGCCGCCAGCTGTTAGAGAGCCGTGGCAATGTTTGTATTTGCGCCCGCTATTGCAGGGGCAGGGCTGATTTCTTCCGATTTTCATAGTGTGACGATACTAAGCCTCTGAATTCGCACGAGCAAGTCGCGGTAATAGGAATTCTGCATTCTGTGCGCCCGAAGCGTCTCCGTCCGGTCGTTAGAGCCTTTCATAACCACTGATCCGCAATGGGCGTTGCTTCATCCGTGCTATATTAGAAACGCAAAGGTCCACGCGGCGTACCAACCACCAAATTCTCTTTTGATCTCAATCTAAAATATGCAATTAGGTGCACAACTAGCGACTGTCTCGTGGGTGGCCCTCTTTGGGCGTTTCCTCCCTAGACTTGGCGGGGGCCTCGGCTCCCGCCACTTTTGGGAGATTGGAGCCAGCACGGCTGGCACACCGGAAAGGGGTGTTCCAATGAGCGCGATCCTGATCAAGCGTCACCAGTTCTCCGGCCTGAGCAAGGTCTACAGCCGCGACCCTGACGGCCTCTCGGCGATCCTGCGCGGAATCGCCATCGACAACGCACGCCTCAAGGTCGAGGTCTCGGGCGTGAAGCAATTCACCGACAATTCGAGCGGCGCGGTGGCCTCCGCGATCGTCGCGCTGACAATCCCGCTCGTCGCGATCGACGCCACCTCCGCTGGCGGCGCTCAAACGACCGCTCTGAACACCTCGCTCGGAAAGATCGCGAACGCCGGCAAGGTGATCTCGAATACCATCAACGAAGCCTCCGCGTTGCTCGGCCTGCCGGCCAGCTCCGCCGCCTCGGGCACCCAGGCCGCCGCCGACACCATCCCCGCGCTGGATAAGACCAGCACCTCGGCGACGGGCGCATCGGCCGCGAGCTTCGCCTCCACCGTGGCCGCCTTCAAGGCCGCCAAGGACAACTTCGCCCGTCTCGTCAACGGGGCGAACGCGATCTTCGCGGCGGTAGGCGCGTCCAAGGTGTCGGCTCAGGTCCTCGGGCCTCACGCGCTCGACCTCGCGCTGATCGCCATTCCCACCGTCACCTCGGTTGCGGCTGGCCCCAGCGCGGTCGCCAAGGCTGACGCGGACGCTTTCCTGACGGCCTACGCCAACAACGTCGCGACGCTCGCCGCGAAATGGAACGCTGCGATGAACGCGGGTTCGCCCGGAGGAGGTCCGCTCCACGTGGTTGCGGGCTGAGGGACGATCATCGGCCAACTCGAATCAGGAGATAGACGATGTCCGTTTTGCTCACGCGCAAGGCCGTCCTCCAGGGCGCGATGGAGACGAGCTATAACTCGCCGGCTTCGGTCGGCAACGGCGACGGGTTTCTCGTGTCGAACCCCGCGTTCACGATCAAGCCGAACGTGCTCGAGCGCAACTTCGTCCGTCAGGACCTGTCGCCGATGCCGTTCATCATCGGCCGCAAGTTGGCGTCCATGGAGTTCGAGACCGAACTCCGGGGCAACGGCCTGCAGAACTCGGGGAATGCTTCCGACGCCGCGCTGATCACCCGCCTCTTCAGGGCGAGCGGTTACCGGCTATCCTCGCAGCTCACCCAGACCGTGAAGGGTCCATTCGGTCAGGGCCAGCCTTCGGTCGAAGTCAGCTGGGCCGCGCCATCCGCGACCTCCGCGAGTGACGTGTTCACCGTGACCGGTCAGCCGAACGATGGCGACAAGCTCGCCTTCGGCGGCCAGACCTACACCTGGAAAACGGCGCTGACCCCGGCAGTCGGGGAAGTCCTGCTCGGCTCCTCGGCCGCGAACGCACTGGCGAACATGAAGAACGCCGTCAACGGCGGCCCCGGCGCGGGGACTGCCTATGCCAACGGCACGACGGCGAACAAGTTCTTCACGGCGTCGAACACTGCGTCCGCGCTCACGATCGCGCACAAGAGCGCCGGCACGGTCGGCAACGGCCGCGCGGTCAGCTACACGCCCTCGGGCTCTTCGATGGGCTCCTGGGCGACCCCCGCGACCACGGGCGGCAGGGACATCGCGTCCAATTCGGACGTGATCGCCTACTACCTGACCGTGGACACGGCGGGCGCTTCCGGCGCGGCGAAGATCACGGTGACCTCCGACACTGCCGGCGAGGGCAATGCCTCCGCCGTCGTGACCTCGGGCTCGCCGATCACGGTGGGCGGCAAGGGGCTCACCCTGACCCCGACATGGAGCGGCAACCTTGCGCCGGGACAGTCGTGGACGGTCTGGCTGATGCCGGTCGGCCTCTCGCTCGATCCGATCTCGGACAATTTCGAGAGCATCACTCTCGTGCTGCACAAGGACGGCGTGCTGCACGAGATGCCGGGCTCCTACGGCACGTTCGAGATCACCGCGCAGGCGGGAGATTTCGCGACGGTCAAGTGGACCTTCACCGGCACTTATGTCGAGCCGACCGACGACCCGAACCCGTCGCCGATCTTCGAGCGCACGCTGCCCAGCCAAGTCGAACTGGCGCGGCTCCGTGTCGGCGGCTTCGCGGCGGTGGTCGAGAAGTTCACCTTCAACCAGATGAACGACATCCAGATCAGGCCGGACGTGTCGTCGTCGGACGGCTACGTCGGCACCCGGATCGTGTCGCGCAAGCCGGAAGGCGGGATCAACCCCGAAGCCGATCTGGTCGAGAACAACGACTTCTGGGGCCAGCTCGCGGCGGCTCAGGAAATGCCCCTGCAGCTGCGCATCGGGCACGCCCCCGGCAACACGGTCTGGATGCTGTTCCCGACGGTGCAGTACAGCGGCCTGACCTATACCGATCGCAACGGCATCCTCGCCTATGACGCCGGCATCCGGTTCGCCCGATCCTTTGGCAACGACGAGGCCTGCTTCTACTTCTGCTGAGTACAGCTAGCTGCACCGACCGGGGCCGGGAGCGATCCCGGCCTTTTTCTTGGGAACCCGCCATGGCATTCGAGACCAAGGTCTACGTGGTTCAGAAATTCCATCGCGACGGCACGCCGGGCGAGGTCCTCGCGGTCAAGCTGACGCGGCAGGCCGCGCATCAGGTGGCGCTAGAGTACGCTCCGGCCAAGGTGATCTTCGCCGTTGCCGACAAGTCCTCATTCGCGAATGTGGTCCAGGACACGAGCAACCATTTGCGCTGTTAATTGCACGACTGCCGCGCTTCTGCTTAAGCTGCCGCTTAGATTACCCGCCAGCAGCCCCGGAGGCAGAAATGGCCTTAGTCGCGATGACGACCGCCGACACGGTCGATTACGTGTCGGACCTCGATCCCGCCAAGACCAAGAAGGACGTTCCTCTCGACCCTGAGAAACCCGAGGGTCCGAAGAAGGAAATCATTGTCATCGCCGAGGGCGCGACGAGCTTCAAACTGAAATCCCTCGACGTGTTCCTGATGGGCCACATCTACGACAGCGCCTCGGTGCTGCGCGGGGTGCAGGGTTCGGAGGAAGTCGGCATCCATACCCGGATGAACCAGACCAACATCGACGCCGTTCGACACGGCCTCGCCGGCTTCACGAACTTCAGCGACGCCCACGGCAACGCGATCAAGTTCGAGACCCAGAAGGCGGTCGTCAACGGTCGGCCCTATGACGTCGTGTCCGACAAGGTGATGAACACGCTCGGCATCCGGCTGATCCAGGAGCTGGCCTCGGAGATCAAGAAGCTCTCCGAGGTCTCGGCGTCCGAAGAAAAAAACTGAGACGCGGGGTAGCGGCCATCCGGCTACTCCCCGAGCGCAAGTGCTTCGGGTGCAAGCGTCAATCGGATTGGGGCTGCGAGGCCGAGAGGGTTCGCTCCAGGCCTGACGATCACACCGCCGAGCAAGACGCGGACGGCAAGTGGTGGGGTTGGCTGAAGCCGGCGCATCTTCCGATCACGATGGACGGCGAGGAACTCTGGGCCTGTCCCAGGCAAGACCTGAAGCGGAGGCCGACCGAATGGCACGAGATGCTGCTCTTCTACGGCTTCTATACGAAGGGTCACCTCCCGCAGTCCGGCGCGATCATGGACCAGTCGGCGAAGGCCATCGCGGTCTTCCGCGTCTTCGACGACATCAACGCCGAGTGTGACAAGGCCGAAGCCGAGCGGGCGCGAGCCACTCGGGCGGCCCTGCCGGATCAGCCACAACGAGGACGTCGAGGGTAATGGCCGACAGCGCGGAGCTCAAGTTCATCCTGAAGATGCGGGACGAGGCTTCCGCCATCCTGAAGCAGCACGGCATGGCGGCGGGCGAGGCCGGCGCGAAGCATCAGGAAGCCGCGCGCGGGGCGAAGGCGCACGCCGACGCCCTGACCGAACTCGGCAAGAAAGCCAAGGAAGCGACCGAGGCCATCGCCGCGCTCTGGACCGCGAACGAACTCGCCCGCAAGTCGCTCGAAGCCTTCAACGAATACGAACAGGGCATGATCCGCGTGGCGCGCACCACGCAGCTCGCGGGCCAGTCTCTGCAGGACTTCCAGCAAGCCTTCGACGCCATGGCTCGCTCCACGAAGGGAGCCGGCGTCGAGAACCTGCTGGAATTCTCCGAAGTCGCAGGCCAGCTCGGCATTCGCGGCACGGCCAATATCCTGAGTTTCTCCGAAACGCTCGGCAAGCTGACGACGGTGACGAACATCGCGGGCGAGGCGGGAGCGAAGCAATTCGGCCGTCTGCTCCTGCTCACCGGCGAAGGCGCGGCGGGCGTGAAGAAGCTCGCCGACAGCTTGACCGGCCTGCAGGCTGACACCAAGGCTTCCGCCGCCGAAATCCTGCGCATGGGCTCGCAGATCGCGCAGACCACCGCCGGCTTCAAGCTCGGAACCGCCGAGATCACCGGCATGGCCGCCGCCGCGACGCAGCTCAACATCGAGCCGTTCCTGCTCTCGAACGCCGTCGGTCGCTCGCTGCGCGCGTTGAAGGACGGCGCGCTCAACGTCACCGCCGGCATCCGGGACCTCACGACCATGCTCGGCATGAACCGCGAGGAATTCCTCAAGCTGATCGACACGCATCCCGAACAGGCGATGCTCAAGTTCCTGAACGTGATCCGCGCGCTCCAGGCGAACGGCCAGTCGGTCACCGGTTTCCTGCAGAAGTTCCAGCTCCAGGGCGACGAGAGCCAGAAGGTGTTGCTCACCCTCGCCAAGAACGTCGATGAGGTGAACGAGAAGATCAAGGAAAGCCAACGGCTGCAGAACCAGGGCGGCTCGCTCGACAACGCCTACAAGGGTTTTGCGGATAGCCTCCGGGGCGAGCTCAGCGGCCTGCAGAACGCATGGGACCTGTTTGCCAAGGACCTCGGCAAGGCGCTCAGCCCGGTCGTCAAGAACGTGCTGAACGACTTCGCCGAGCTCTTGAACGGGGCCGACAGGCTGTTCCAGGACTTCCCCGACCTCGGGCAGAAGCTCGTGGCCTGGGGCGCGATCGGCATCCCCGCGCTGTTCGGCCTGAACCGCATCCTGAACGTGTTCGGGTCCAGCCTGCTGAAGCTGCCCGGCCAGGTGCTGGGGCTTGCAGGTAGCTTCACAGCCCTCGGCAACGAGGCGCGCGCGGCCGCTGCCGGAGTCGGCGCGGTCGAGGCGGAACTCGCGGCTGGTCAGGGCCTCGCCGCCAAGGCCGCGGGCGCTGGCGGCGGCATGATGGGCGCGCTCGGCAAGGGCGCGGGCTGGCTCGCGGCGTTCGGCCTTGCCTATGAAGGCGGCAAGGAGGTCGCCGGCCTCCTGAACGAATATGCGCCCGACTTCGCCGACAGCGTCGCGCGCTGGCGCGATGCGCAATGGGCCAAGATCGCCGGCCCCACGGCCGAGCAGAAGAAGCAGATCGCCATCAAGGCGACAGGCATGTCCGAGGATGAGCTCAAGGGTCTGCACGACCGTAAGCCGAACATGGGAGCGGACGCGGGCAAGTCCGACATCGGCGAAGCGCATGCTGAGTTCTTCCTGTCCGCCGAGAACAAGCAGGCGCTGGAGCACTTCGACCAGTACACACGCCGTGTCGAAGACCTGAAGAAGGCCGAGGGCGCGCTGCAGGCGCTGCGCGAGAACTCCCCCAAGTTCACGGCGGGCGTCGGCGACGCGAAGACCGAGGAGCAGATCAGGGACATCGAGCGGGCGATCGAACTCGAAAAGCGCGCGCTCGACCCGATGAACAAGCTGCGCGACGCCTGGGAAGAGAACCTCGCCGCCGCGCGCGCCTACACGAAGGAACAGCAGAACCAGTACGAGATCGAGAAGGCGATCGCGCAAGAGGCTCGCACGAACCCGCGCTTCACGAAGGACGACGCTGACGAAATCCGCGCGCGCATGACCGCGATCCAGGACGCCCAGCGGACCAAGGCGTTCCGCGAGCAGGCGATCGCGATGAACCAGCAGTTGCAGCTCGCCGCCGCGCTGACCCAGGCCGACAAGGACCGCCTGGAGATCGCGCAGCAGCTCGCCGCGCTCAGCAAGGACAAGGGCTTCTCGGGCGACAAAATCGAACAGCTGCGTACGCTTCTGGAGATGACCAAGCAGATCGAGCGCGCGAACGCTCAGTTCAAATCCCTGAACCCGCAGGCCAATGCGCTGATCGACTACAACAATCAGCTGCAACTGATGGACCAGCGGCTGAAGCAGAACCTCATCACGCAGGAAGAGTACAACCGCGAGAAGACGAAGCTCGACAACGACACGCTCGAGGCGCGCAATCCGATCGGCAAGATCGTCCAGGAACAGCAGGACGAGATCGCCCAGCTCGGCATCATCGGGCGCTATCGCGAAGCCGACCTGAAGACCCTTCAGGAGATCACCAGGCTCAAGCGCGAGGGCGTCCTCGACGACAGCGCGCAGTCGAAGGCGATCGAGCAGCAGCTCGGCGCGAACAACCGCATGATCCAGGACGTCAAGGACCTGCAGGAGCAGCTCGACGGCCTCACGCAGTCGTTCGGCTCCGGGCTCTCGCAGGCCATCGGCGGCGCGCTGAACGGCCAGAAATATGCCTTCCAAAAGTTCCTGGCCGGCATGGGCCAGAAGATGATGGACAGCGCGTTCACGAAGATCGCGCAGCAACTCGAGCCGCAGCTCGGCGGCCCCAACGGCATCCTCGGCGGCCTCTTCGGTCAGGCGGCGGCGGGCACGAACGCGCTCGGCAAGCTCGCCAAGGACCAGACCGACAAGACGCTGGCGACCGGCCAGATGACCGTCAACGCGATGAACGTCATCATCCAGGGGGCGCAGGCGCGCATCGACGACGTGAACAGGCAGGCCGAACAGGCGGGCGCGCCGGCTCCGCTGACGTCTGGCGTGCCGCAGCCGGGCGCTCCGCTTGGCAAGGGCGGAATCGGTTCGGACGCGGCGGCCTCGCGGTCGGCCTCGCCTTTTGGCGACCTCGGCGAGACGGCGAAGCTGTTCGCCCCTCGGGGTCTCGGCGCGGCCCCGGCGGCGGCCTTGTCGCCCACGGAGCAGCTGTCCAACGCGATGAAGGCGGCCGGCGGCGGCGTCAGCCTATCGGACCACGATCTCGATAGCATCGCGAAGGTGGCCTATACAGAGATCGCCCCGCAGCTGAAGAAGCTCGCGCCAGCGCAATACGACCTGCAGCGCCAGGGCGTCGTGGACACGATGCTCAACCGCGAGAAGGACGGCGGCTACGGCAGAAGCATCGACGATATCGCCAACAAGCCGTGGCAGTTCACGCAGATCACCCGGAACGGCGGGCTTCAGAACACCCCCGAGGCCCCGGA